TTGTCCTTGATTGTAAAGTGTTGATACAGATACCCGCCCGCAAGCCCTTGCGCCCGGTACTTGTCAATGTAATCTTCATATATCCGTGCCTTTGGGTTGCAAGGGTTCAAATCCCAAAGGGTGAACGGGTGCTGTGCGGCAATCTGCCGCCCGCTTGCCACCTTGACGAAGGAAATGCGGCTATCCGTGCTGTCAAAGTGTTCGTTGATCTCTGTTGCAATCCAAAGCCCGTAACTGTTGCCAAGGATGCGTTTGTAGGCATCAGCCTTTGCGCCGCCAACGAAAATGACAATCTTTTCCCCGGTCTGCGTCTGTATGTACAGGGCTTCATTGTCCCGGTACTTGCCCCAACGGCAACGCCCCCGGAACAGGTTTTCAAGCCCAAAACCGTTGCAAACGCCAATGTTCAATTTTGCGTTGCCAATGGTTGACCCGCTTGCAAGGTGATATTTGTCCGGCGTTTTCTCAAGGTACGCCGCCGCAATAATGCAATGGTCAATTGTCTTGCCGCTTCTGATTGCCCCTTCAGCAACGCACATCCGGTTGTGCAATGCGGCTTTTATGTATGCTTTATGCTTTGGGGAAAACTGCCCCCAAGGAATTGTTGCTGTTTTACTCATCTTTCAACAACTCCACAAGCGGGGAAAGGTCTTCCACATCAACATTGACCGCCGCTTCCATCTTTTCCCGCCATTGCTTCGGCTTGCGGTTCTTCAGCCAAAAGATTTGCGCCGTTGTGTCTGCGGGTACGTGCTTCGTTACCTTGCGCACGTGCTTTTTTGTCCTGCCGCCGCCAAGGTCTTCCACCTCTGTTATGGTTTCTTCGTAATCATACCCCAACGCCCGCCGCAACAGGGCGTTTTCAACCTGTATGTCAACGGGTTCACGCCCTTTTTTTATGGATGCCGCAATTGCCGGGAACTTGGTCTTCCACTCTGTCAGCGTTGATATACCAATCCCCATGTTTTGACATATCTGCGGCTCCGTTAGCCCGTCCCTTGCCCAACCCGTCAACCGGGTCAAGCCGTCTTCGGTCAACCACTCTTCATATTTGCCTTTTCTGCCAATCGTCACCGCCCCCCATGCAACAGCGCAACAAAGCGGTCAAAATACGCCTTGTTGCAACTTGACAGTTCAATATATGTCTTGTTCTCTTCGGGGAAGGTATGGATTGCAAAATGGCTTTCGCCAAGCAGAAAAAGGCACGTATAACCAAACGGTTCAAAGTGATGTTCCACGCACCGCAACACATGGAACCCGGCGTTGTGGAGCATGGAATCAAACCGCATAAACAGGCTTTTCGGGTCTGTGTCGGTTATCCATTCATTAAAATTCCATATCTGCGCCGTCATCTGTTGCCACCTCGATTTCCGGGAACTCGTTCTTGATCTGCTTTGCATCCCCGTTGTAGAAAACAAGCACGTTTTGATGTACCTTCACAACCTTGCGGTGTTGCATATACTTGCCCGCACGCAACCGGGCTGTGCCAACGTTGTCCACCAATACAAGTTCGTTGTATAGCATCATGCCATTGCGCTTGAAGGTCTGCTTTATGTCATCGGGGAAACCGTAGTATGCGCCCGTCTTTTTGTCCCGCACATCACCACACACAACCACGGCAAAGCGGTTCGGCTTCAAACACTTGATTGCGTTTGCAAAGGCTGTGTCAATGATTTCGTAGAACTCTGCGTAACTGCTTTGGTTGCTTGCATCGTTTGGCAGGTCGGAATATTTCTCAAGGTCAAAGTATGGCGGGCAGGAAAAGAACAGGTCTTGCGTTTCTGCGCCGATATGGTCAAGCACATTGCGCCCGTCATCGCAAATATACTGCGCATCCAACCCGGCGCAAGCGGCTTGGTTGAACTCTGCCTGTTCCTTGCGCAACTCAATGCCCGTGAAATGGTTGCCAAGGTGTGCGGAGACATACCCGAAAACGGTATCACCTGCAAACACATCAAACGTGTTGCCCGCCCCCGGCATAAACCAACGGCACGCCAATTCGGACAACACAGGGTCAAGGATGCTTGCGTCAGCAAATGCGCCACCGCTCCAATTTTCCATCCCGCTATAAATGGCAACATCCCGTGCCTGTCCCTTGTCACCAATCTTTTCTTTCCACGCCTTTTTCCGCTCTTGCCAATACCCTTGCCGTGCGTCAAGCACGCTGAAGGGCTGGATAATAAAGCGGTCTGTCAGCGGGACAATATGGTCATCCTTTGGGCTGTCAACCTCTTTTGCAAGGTCATCAAAGCCGAATGCGGTCATATCAATGCCCGCAATGCTCAACGCCGCAAGTTCCTCTTCAAGCTTGCCAAAGTCCCACGGGCTTTCGTTGGTCTTGTTGTCTGCAAGCCGCAACGCCTGTGCTTCCTCTTCGGTTAGGTTGTCAGCATAGACAACCGGGACGGTGTCAAGCATCAACTGTTTTGCCGCCATCAACCGCCCGTGTCCAATAATGACCACGTTGTCACGGTCAACAACAATTGGTTGTTGCCAACCAAACCGCTTGATTGATTCCGCAATGCGGTCAACCTGTTCCGGCGGGTGCGTCTTTGTGTTGTTCTCATATGGCACTAACGCCGCCGGGTTCATCTGTACTATTTCCACGTTTTGCCCTTTCGATTGACGGAAACGGTTGCCCGTTTACGATTTACCCCCATAAACGCCCCGTGACCACACCTCGCACATAATGGAGCGCAACCCCGGCGTGCGTGGAGGTAAAACGCCGCCGCCTCGCTGAATTGTGACCGTTAGAAGAAAACGAAGAACGGACACAAAAAAGGCGGGTCAGCCGCTCCCGCCTTTTTGCCCTTCCGGGCATTTTATACTTTATCACACCCCGTGGTGCATTGTGGTGCAAACTTTTGTTCCGTTTTGTTGTTGTTTGATAATCTTGTTCTCCAACGTTCTGCCTTGATCTTTTTGACATTTGCAACTTGTACCCTGTCATATGCTATCCTGTCCAAATACAATTGCACATCTGCAATTTCCTCTTCGAAATCAAGCATTGCTTCGGCACGTGATTTCGGCGTTGGGTTTGTGCCGTCAAGCACTCTCCGAAGCTTCAAGGCGGCTTGCGCAAGCTCTGCGGCTTCCTCAGCAACCCCCGCAAGCAATTCGGTCAATGGAAGGTATATCATTTCCGCACCCCTTTTTCTGCTGTTTCTTTGTACCCATGCGAACAGAATTCGGCTTGCGTTGTGTACCGCTCCCAATAGCCGCACCGCCGTGCCGTCAAACCGCTTTCCTTGTCCCAATGCACGCATTGATTGCAAAAGACAACGTGCCGCCTTTGCGGGTCTGTCAGCAACTCTTCAACCATTTTTTGCGCCCACGGGTCAACATCAACCGCCGTTTTGATATGGTCAATCAATGATTGCACAGGCACTTTGCGTTCTGTCATTCCCACTTCACCTTGAACCTTTCTCTATCTGCATATGCAAAACGTCCGCATTCATCGACAAGCAAAAGCGTTCCGTCATCCTCTATTGCCCAACCTTCCATGTCGCAATAACAGAGATGCTTTGCCCAATCCTCATGCAATGCGACGCTATATGTGTCTGCTTCTTTCCCTGTTTTATTGTCAATGACAGTAAATCTTTCACCGTGTACATGATCTTTCAGCAAAGCAAGGGCGTCACGCATGATGATTTCTTTGCATTTCATTGGAATCATATAGGATTTGTCCATTTCCCCCATGTAAGGACAATCATCACACAATCCATCAACATATCTTGCCAAGCAATGCTCAAGCCCTTTGATAACCTTCTCCCTGTCCATTTACTTCACCGACCTTCCTTGACATCAACAAACGCTCTTGCCAAATCGTCAATCAACTGATGCGCAATTCTGTCTTGCAATTCGTTGCCTGTATCAAATAGCAAACAAGTTTTTAGGTGCAACAATTCATGGACTAATATCTCCTCAAAATTAAATGGCACAACCCGGTCACCGTAATATTTTTCATCCGCAATGTAAATGTGTGCTGTCCGAGTTGCTTCTTGCCATGATGTGCATCCACAAACTTCCTGCATTTCCATCTCATGCGGTTCACAATGTGTTGACAGTTTGATTCTCCAAGCTGTTAACCCAAGACGATTTTGCCACTCATCCAATAATAATTTTGCATTTTCGTCATTCATGCAACTTCGCCGCCCTTCCGCACGGTTGCACCTCATCGCAACGCCCGCCGTGATACTCGCACATTGGCACAAAAAGCCCCTTGAATTCCGGCATGACTATTTCCGCAAGGTTGCACATCCTCTGTACAACCTCACGGGTTTCCGGGCTTGCTTTGGCGCACAACCGCTTGTTTGCAAGGTTCAGCAAAGCTTCTGCGTTCAGCGTCACCCGCATTGTGACCGGGGTGTCCTGCGGGGCTTTTGTGCGGTCATAGTTGGCTTGCCTGTCATTGCGTTGGCTTTGCACATAGGGTTGAAAACCCACGTGGTGACGAACCAAATGCACGGAAACCCAATAGGGAATATCCCGTATCACAAACGAGAACCGCAATTCCCGGATTGGGCTGTGCCGTGCAACCAACAGCCGCCGAACGAAATCGGATGTGGGCATGGTCTTTGCGTCTTTGCCCATCGTGCCAACCGTGCATTGTTTCATCCAAAGCAGGTCATCCGCAACCGGGTATTTCCTCAATTCGATTTCCATCTTCATCCCCCTTTTCTGCCGGGTGCTTGTCCCGAAACTTGTGCCGCCTGTTCTCTTCGCACCAAGTGCAACCGCCGTGATTGCGGCAACTCCTGAAAACAGCTTTTGCACCCGTGTACGGCTTTCGGTGTTCCTTGCCGTGCGCAACTGCTTTGTCAAGACTCATTCACACAGCCCCTTTGCCCGCATCCATTGCCACACCTGCCACAACGCACGCCCGTGGATAATGATTGTGTTGCGCTTTTCGTAGCAAATATCCGTTTGAATCTCTGCAAGGGTGCGCCCGTTGATATAGTGTTCAATCAAAACCGTCTGTTGCACCTCATCCGGCACGCTTTCAATTGCTTCCATGATCTCACGCAACGCCGTTTGACATTCCCTCCGCTTGTCCTCAAGCATTGCGGTTGCGTCCATTGCGTTCACAACGGCGTTTGCCATCATTTCCCCGCCGCCGCTTGTCTGCACACAGATTTCTTTCAGCGCAACCGTTGTGTTCGTTGCATCCTCAAAAGCCGCACGGATTGCACGCTCAAGGGCGGCGCACTTGGCTTTCAATCCCCTGTACCGCATCAAGTATGCCTTTGCCGGGTTCTGTTTGTGTTCAATCATCGTCTTTTCCTCTTCGCCCGCAACCGTGCTTGTACAATTGCGTTTGTTACATCTTCGTGCGCATACCTGCGGGCGTTGGCAAGCGCACGCACCCGCACCCATTCTTGATATTCGGGGCAGGTGTCATGCGCATTGCCGCAACCACGCTTTCCGCACGTTTTACACGGGCATTCCATCAGAATGGCAGGTCATCCGGTTCAACGGCTTCCATGCCGCTTTCCGGGTCAACCTGCGGGGCGGGCTGTGCGGGCGTTGCCGCTTCCGCACGGCTTGACAGGAACTCCACATCTTCCGCAAGCACCTCAAGGCTTGCCCCGTGCTTGCCGTCCTTTTCCCATGTGCGCAAGCTAATGCGCCCCGTCACCGCAACTTTGCGCCCTTTATCAAGGAATTTGGCGCAATTCTCGCCAAGCCCCCGCCATGCGTTCACGTTGAAAAAGTCTGCGCCGGGTTCCGGGTTGTTCTTGGTCTTTGGTCTGTTTACCGCAACCGTAAACCCGCAAACGGGCGTGCCGTCCTGTGTGCTTCTCAATTCCGGGGCTTTGGTCAAGTTGCCAATAATCATGATTTTGTTCATTTCTGCTTCTCTGCCTTTCTTTTCATGTCATCAATGTAACCAAGCAACAGTTTTACTTCCCAATCTCCAAGGCAAACCGTTTCGCCACGCCCTGTCCTGCGCAACTTGCGCAATACCGCTTCCCGCCGCCGCTGTTCCTCTTCCGTCACGTTCTCGCCCCCCTTTCCCACTTTTTTTTCGGGCGCATATTGTCATAAACATATGACCACACAGCCCACGGGCAAAGCTTGTGAAAGTACAGATACCGCACCGCCTTGAATATAATCGTTTTCACGCAATCACCTCCTTGTTATCCGTTCAACAGCGTCTTCCCAATTCAATTGCACCCCGGTTTTTTCATATGCTTCATCCACAAGGTCGGTATCCTCAACGCAAAGCACGGTTTGTTTGTCAATCTCAATCAGCAGGTCAACCGCTTCGTCCGCATCCATGCCGTGCCTGTCAATCATCGTTATCAAAAAGGCGGCGTAAATGGTATGAAACGCAAAATCCTCTGCAAACTTGCGCCCTTCCTGCGTGCCTTGCTCATACGCCTTTTGCACATCTGCTTCCGTGATACCGTTCCGGTAAAACTGCGCCCGCAACTGTTCAACCGGGGTCAGCGGTATTGCCATCAATGCCCGCCTGTCTGCCCGTTGCTTTGCCCGCCGCAATTCCCGGCTTGTCTTTGCCCGTTTTGCCATGCTCACACCTCACGCACCCGCAACCCGAATTCCCACAACATCAACTTGCGCTTTATGATGTATTGCGGGGTTTTTGTTGCTTCTGATTTCACATCTTCAACAATGGTTTCGCCGTTTTCCTTATACACGAAATCCGCAACATACTTGACCGGGCGTTCCACAACCTTGCCGCCAACCCTTTGGCTTGGTATCAACTCAAACGGCACTTGCATTTGCAGGTCAGTTATCGCACCCGTCCGCAACAGCCAACGCAATTCTTGATACCTGCGGGCTTCCCGTTGGCTGTCAAATGTCTTCCCGTCCAGTTCCCATTTTCGATTCCTGTACTTGTTCACGCTCTTTGTACCCCCGGCACGTTGCCTTGCCTTTGCTCACAATATAGCCATAATGAACGCAATAGCACGATTCCTTGAAATGATCTTTTGCCCACTTGCAATCCCTGCAAAGTATCTGTTGCCCGTTATTCAATCAAAATGCCCCCTTTCAGCGTGTTTGTTGTTTGAATGGGCAAATACCCGCCAAGCGGTGAACCCCGGCTGAAATGCCCCGAATTCGCCGCTTGGCGTGGGTGTTTACGCCATCAAGCGGAAGTTGTTGCGGGCGTTGCGCTCAACCGTCAACCTGTGCGCCCGTGACCGCTCATATACCCGGCTGAATACTCCTTCATCAGCGGGCAACAACTGATTGACCAAATCCCATTCGCTTGAAATCACGGTCGGTTTGTTCATGATGTACCGGGCGTTCAGTATGGTAAACGCAATCTTGATGTCCGCTTCCGAAAACACCGGGTTTTCCGTATACTTCTGCTTCAACAGGTCATCAATGTACAGCACGGAAACGTTGATATAATCAGCAACAAGGTCTTCAAAGTCATCGTCATTGACGCTTGCTTTCAACTGCCTTGCCACATCAACCCATTGCATATACCGCACGCCAACATTGCGTTTCAGCACCTCACCGCAAACCGCTGTGCAAATGTGGGTTTTCCCGCTTCCGGGGTTGCCGCCAATGTACATCCACGGGCGGCGTGGGTTCTGCGGGTCTGCAAACAGGTCTTGCACATACTTTTGCCCCAATTCCTTCAGCCGCTTTTGCAGGTCTGTTTTCACAACAAACGTGTCAAATGTTTGCAACTCAAGGGCGGCGGCAAGCCCGCTCCGGCGCAACCTGTCTTCAGCTTCACGGGCAAGGCGGCAAGCGCACTTTGCAACCGTGTTGTTCCCAACATCAACCCAACCCGTATCCTTGCACTTGTCGCATTTATACACCGGAGTCAAGGAAGGAGTACTTTGACCGTGCGCCGCCATTATCTGCGCAATTGCCGCTTGCAACCCGTCCATTATTGTCCCCCCTTTCCCAAGTCCGCACAGCGGCTTTCCAATCTTTCATTGGTTGGTTGCCAACCTTCCACCCCTTTGCCGTGTAAAAGTCAACAAACCTTTGCGGGTCAACAGCGTTGCCACGCTCTTTGCAATATGCCTGTACTTGCTCAACGGTTGGGGGTGTGAACCGCCTTGGCGGTGTAACCTCTTTTTCTTTTTCTTTTTCTTTCTCTTTTTCTTTCTCTTTCTCTTTTGGCAAAATTGATTCCGTTTGTTCCGGTTTGTTATCGTTTGTTATCTTTTGTTCCTCTTTGATAACGCCGGAAACGGGTTGTTGCGTTTTGCCTTGCCGTGCTTGCCGCCGCACATCAGATATTGCGGCGTTGCGGTCAACCTGTCCTTTGAGAAAGCGGAAAGCAATCTTGCATGACCCGCACAGCAGGTGTTCATATTCCCGCCCGCTTGCGTATGACACAACAGCGTCAATCAAATTGCCTTTTTCCTCTGCCGTAAGGTCTTGCGTAACATCAAGCCATTCAAAGAAAATAGGCACATACTCCCTTGCCATGCAATCAACCTTCCTTTTCCCCTGTGCCGCACAGTTCATCCACGATAAACGCCAACTTGTTTGAAATCAGTTTCAACAGGCTGTTTGTTTCCTCAAGATTTTGCATCATGATTGCCCTTGCTTCCTTTCTTTTTACAAGTAATTCTTGCCGAAAATCTTCATCCACTCTGTGTGGGAGTGCGTCTTTTCAAACGCCGTTTGCGCAACCTCTTGCAATTTGTGGTTCAACTCTGCGTTGTTGTGTACGCCATAACGCCCCGTGTGGTGCGTCCGGCAAAGCCAACAGGTCAAACCGTACCGGGTTGACAACCTGCGGTTTGCTGTGCCGTGCATAATGTGGTGATATTCCAAATCCCGTGCGCACCCACATACAAAGCACCTTTCCACCCGCAAGTCCTGTACAATGCTGTCATTCATGCGGTAAAGCACCCCGGCACGCCGCCCGCAATCTTGTACCGGGCAAAGCGCACCTTTTCCCCGTACCTGTTGACGCTTTCAACGGTTTCCGTAACAACCGGGATGCCTTGGCGGCGCATATCGTTGACCCGTGCCGCAAGGCGGGTGATACCCATTTCAAATCCTTCCATTGGCGTTATTGACCCGTGCGCCTGTATGTGCGCAATAATGCGTTGCACCTGTGTCAACGTTTGCCCCACCTTTCCAACATCTGTTCTTGCTCTGCCTTTGATAGCGGTATAGGTATCTGCATTTGCTCTGCTTGGTCAACCAACCAATCCAACAGCACCCGCATTTCCTCAACCGTGTACGTGCTTGTTCCGAAATACATATTGACCCGCTTGCGTCCGGGTGCGTCATCGTCTACAACCTCAAGGAACCAACCAGTGCCGTGAGATTCCCAACGCCGCCGCACATCGTCAAGGCTGAAAAGCGGGATGGGCGTTTGCCAATACACCCCAACCGCCTTGATTGCCGTGCGGTATACATCTTCCTTGCTCAATGGCGGGTTCATTGCTTTGCCAATGTCAGCGCACAAAGCCCAACAAAAGGCATTCGCATCCTTTGACCGTGCCTTTGATTCTTTCTTGATCTCAACGGCAACGGGTTTGCCCTTTAAGCTGTCAAACCATTCCCCCGGCGGGGTGCGGGTGACAAAAGACACAAGCCATTCGCCACCCGCAAGCGGGATTGCTTCACGAAGCTTTCCCGTCATCCTTCAGCACCGTACCTTTCGGGGTAAAGTTGGCATACATTGCGCCAATCAGATTTTCCGCTTCCTTCTGCGTGTATTCTGTCAGCGGCTTTGCCGGGGCAAGCTTGGCATCCGTCAATGCCTTGATCTGTGCTTTCCAAATGGCGTTATTCTCTGCCTTGCTGATCTCACGCACAACCCGCAATGCTTCCCGCTCTTTTGCAAGGTACTCAAGCACGGGGGAGACGGGTGCGGGCGGCGGGGTCTGCTGTGCCGGGGTTGGCGGCACGGTTGCCGCCTGTGTTACCTCTGCCTTTTGCTGTGCCGTTGACCTTGCCGCAATGCGCTCCTGTTGTGCCGCCCTTGGCGTGGCGGGTGTCTGTGCTTTGCTTGTGACCTCATGCGTTTCCGCATCCGGGTCAACCATTTCTTCCGTGGGTATCATGAACAATTGGAAGCACGCATATTTCAGCGCAACCGACATTGCTTTATTGCTTGCCTTGTCACCGCTGTCCATGCCCTCACCAACAACCACGCATGACACGTTTGACCCATCCGGCGCAAACAGGGTGTATTTGATTGTCAGAATGGAGTATTTCAAAACTGTCTGCGTTTTCTGCCCGTTGTATTCTTTTTCCGAAATACGCTCTTCCCGTCTGTGGTCAAGGATTTCCGGGCAAATAAACAAACCAAGTTCAGCCATAACCGGGTTCAAGGCGTTATATACCGCATCAATGCCCCGGAACTTGTAACCTTGCTGTGCGTTCTTGCTATCTTTTCCAATAGCCCCAATCTTGCGCATTGCTTGACCAATCAAGCCGTAAATCTTTCCTTCGCTCATCGTCTTATTCCCCCATAATCGCACGCAACAGGCTGTTTTCAGCCTTGCCCGCTCTGTCATCAAGAATCTTCGTCATAACCGCCGCAAGCTTCATTGCTTCGCTCACTTTTTCACCGCCCGCAAGCTTTGCCGCAATGCCAATAAGATTGTCATTCAGCACAACTTCTGCCATTGCTTTGCGGTCTGCGCAATCTGCAATCAGCGTGACATTCTGATAAAGTTCATCAACGTGAACTTCCTTTTCCGCTTTGGTTTCCGGGTCAATCTCTGTAATAACAACACGATAAAGCTTTTCCATAATCACACCTCCACGCTGAATTTCGCTTCCCGGTCAACAACTTCAATGCCGGGTACAATCTCTCCGTCCTCTGTCACAATGTGACCTTCAAACACCGCCGTTGCGTCTTTGAGTTCCTGCCACGCAAGTTCCTCTTTGACCTTGACAAACTGCGCCATGCCGTTTGCCTTTGCCCAATCAATGACCGTTTTGTCATCCCGCTTGTATTCCGGGTTCTGTGTCTTCAAAACCAACTTGCCGCCGGGAAGCTTGTAGCTTTCCTGTGTCTTGGTCTTTTTGTGCGGCACGGTTGCAAAATACTCTGCAAGCATCCTTTCAAGGTTCATCGTGTCGAAGTCGGTCTGTTCCGTGATCTCCCGAATTTTGTCTTTATACCATGCAACCCACGTGTCCCGGTCTGCCCGTGCTTCCTTGATCTTGCCCAATGCCCATTCGGCTTTCGCATCTGTGTCAATGACAAACCCTTCGGCTTCAGCTTTCAGCAACTCGCTCATTTTTTACTTTCCTTTCTCTTGCCCCTGTGTTATAATCGGGGCGAATGTGATTGCCCTTGCATTCCCCCGCTTCGGCGGGGCTTTTTTTATACCTGTACAAACCACGGGTATTCACCCCGCCTGTACCGCAACCAACGCCGGAAGCGTGCAAGCGGCGTAATACGCATTCCCCGCACCCGTCCGGCGGCGGGGTGCATCAACTGCCACAATTCCATCCGTCAAAACCTCCTTGCTTGTTCACGCACATCAACTTCCAAGCTCTCAACCGATTCTTCAAGGGAAGCAATCCTGTACGTTTCCGGGCTGTCCTCAACCTCTGCGGCGGCTTGTTGCAGGAAATCTTCTGCCTGTTGCAATGCGTGCGCCGCTTTGGTCAGCAGGTCAACCGCCGCTTTGGCGTGCGGGTCTTCCTTGTTCAACTCTTCCCACGCCCTTGCGTCTGCCGCTTCCTTGATTGCCTCAACCTCTGCGCCTGTCATCTTTTCACCCCCTTTCGCAACAACTGCCGGGTTTCGCTTTCCGGGGGCAAGGTCTTGCGCCGTTCCCATGCCGCAACCGCTCTTTCCGTTACCATCAACGGGGCTTCAAGGTGTTCCATGTCCCGCATATATTTCCGGGCGGTTGTTGGCTTGCATTGATACCGGGCGCATATGTCCTGCACCGAATAAAGTCTGTCCATGCTCAACCCGCTTCCTTTGTCATAAGGTCATCCACCAACACACCAAGTGCATCCGCAAGCCGCTTCAGCGTTTCCGCTTTGGGCGAAACTTCCCCGGTTTCAATCCGTGCGATTGTTACCCGGTGAACCCCGGAAGCTTCCGCAAGTTGCTCTTGCGTCATCCCCCGTGCTTGCCGTACCTGTGCCAACCGTGCTATAACCCGCACCCCCTTCCTGTAGCTTATATGGTACACCAGAACGTATTGTAACACATAAGGTACAAACGTGCAACAGCAATTTACCCTGTGCGCTATTTACATTCATGTTACGTTCTTGTAACATATACGTTACAAAGCGAAAGGGGTGAACGTTGTGCAAAATGAGATTGGAAAACGGAT